ATGTCCAGCAACGTCCATCACCTCTATCTTTTCTTCGATACGCCCCTGCAGCTGCGCCGCGTGCAACTGATCTGCCAGTACCTGGCCCGGCAGTCCTGGGAGCAGGCCGAGCGCTGGATCCATGAGCTGGACCCCGCCCTGGACCGATCCGCGCTGTGGGATGACGACTGGGCCAATGCCAGCGCCCTGGGCCACCCCCAGCACCTGGAGCTGGGCTTTGACACCCGCACCACGGCCGGCATGCCCTGGCGATTGCTGGAGACGCTGTTCCAGCACGGCCTGCAGGCGGCGGTGCTGCATGTCTTCTACGACCAGGTGGGCGAGAGCGAGCGCTACCACTTCGATGCTGGCCAATGGGTCAGCCACCACGCCTGGCTGTCCCGTTACCCGGAGCGCCAGGTGCTGGTCGATACGGATGGCGAGGTCTACCCGCAGCCCGGCCAGGAAGAGGGCGCCGACGGCACCGCCCTCACCAATCCGGCCCAGCCCATGGCCATCACCCGGCTGCGCGAGCGGGACCAGGAGCGTGACCGCCAGGCCCAGGAATCCGTGCAGGCCCTGCTGGACACCATGGCCAGCCTGCGCAAGAGCGGCGTGTCGCCCGTGCAGGGCATCGTGGGGCTGTTCATGCTGCGGGCCGGCTTTCGCGGGCTGTGCGAGGCCGTGGCCTTCACCGTCATTGCGGCCCTGGCCTTCAGAGGCAAGGGACTGTGGCTCTGGCTGGCTTTGGGATTGGTGCTGGCGGTGGTGCTGCCGCTGTACCGCATGGCCGGCGCGCGGCGGGAGTTTGCGGGGCAGGGTGGCGGGGATGCCGCATCCTGAGACAATCCGCGCTCGGCAAAATGAAACAAATTGCACAAGATCCGGCAAACTCCCAGGAGAGGGTGAACAGGATGTGGATACCGACCGTCGTCACCGCAGGATGGACATGCGCCATCAGGCGCCGTCTTTTTGAGCAGGGCCAACGCTGATGCAGCCCACCGCAATCGAGCAGGGCCCCGCCGTGGCCGCAGGCGTTCACGAGGATTTCGGCCATCTTCTGGGTCTGTACATGCGCCGCATCCGTGCCAGCGCTTCGGGGGTGGCCACCGAGATCGGGCTGAGCCGGGAAGCCGTCAACAACTGGAGGAATGGGGTTTCCCTGCCCAATCCGCGCTCGCGCGACCGGCTGGCCGCCTGCGCCCAGTATCTGCGGCTGACGGAGGCGGAGACCAATCGCCTGTTCTCCGCCGCCGGCTTTGCCACGCAGTTCCCGCTGCAGGCGCCAGCCGCTGGCGCCCAGCCTTTTGCCGGCTTCATGGACCGGCTTTTTGCCCAGCTGGCCCAGGCCTCGCCCTATGCCATCACCATGCTGCTGTCTCCCGCGCACTGGGGGCAGCCCCCGTTCCGCCAGGAATTGCTGCTGCGTGCCCGCGCCCAGTACGGCGCCGAGGCGGTACTGCACATCCAGCCGCCGTACAGCGTGAGCACGGCCCCGGCCGACTACTTTGCGGCCCTGGGCCGGCAATGCGGGCTGGGCGAAGTGGGCTCGGACTACGAATTCGAGGCCCTGCTGGAAAAGCGCCTGCTGGCCGGCGGCCGGCTGTTCTGCCTGGTCAGCCGCTTCGAGCAGGGCACGGCCGCACTGCGCGAGACACTGGCCGGCATTCTGCGCAGCCTCAGCGAAATGCACAGCGGCCGCCTGCACCTGCTGCTGTGCGGCAGCGAGGCGCTGGCCGACCTCAAGTACCGCAGCGGTGACCTGTCGCTGCTCAACATCGGCCAGGTGGCCCACTGGCCCGATCCCACGCTGGAAGACCTGGCCCTGATGGCGCGCCAGCGCTGGCCGGCAACAGCCTGGCCGGTCGAGGTCATCGAGGCGCTGCAGGCCCTGACGGGCGGGCATCCCGCGCTCTTCGAGGAGGCGCTGCAATGGCTGGTGGAGCAGGGTGTGGGCATCGCTGCCGTGCACTCGCCACTGCTGCGCGCCCATCTGGTGGCCAGTGCGCGCCTGTGGCAGACCCTGCTGCCCCTGGCGCAGGAGCCGGCCGCACGCGATCAATTGCGAAGCCTGGTGGATGCGGCATCGCTGGGCCGTGCGCGGCCTTATCTGCAGGATGCCGTGCTGCGGCGCCTGTTCTGGGGCAACCTGCTGCAGGTGCGCGGAGCGGGCGAGGGCGCCCACCTGCACTGGCGCTGCGACATCGCCCGCGAAGCCGCAATGGCAGTGCTGCAGGCATGAGCGGCCCGGCCCGCCTTCTGCAGCTGCCCCGATCCTATTGGCGCGCCGCGCTGCTGGCCTTGTTCACGCTGTTCATAGGCACCGCCATACTTTTGCCCCGCTACAACCCCGATGGGCGGCGAGCCCGCGCAGGTGCTGCTGCGGCTGCTGGCCGCGCAGCTGCAGGTCACGCGCATCTCGCCCTACCAGACGCGCGGCGGCGTGACGCGCGAGGACGTGTTCTTCGGCCGCGAGCGCCTGCTGGCGCGCGTACTCAACCGCGAACCTGCCAACTACCTGGTCGTGGGAGGGCGCCAGCTCGGCAAAAGCAGCCTGCTCAAGGCGGTGCAACGGCGCCTGCAGGAGCATCCGTCCATTGCCTGCCACTACCTCTCGCTGCGCGACCACCGCCTTACGCCGCGCCTGGCCACCCAGTTCGGCCTGCCCGTGGAGACACCGCTGGAGGCCATCATCGAACACCTGCAGTCGCAATCGCAGGGCAGGCGGCTGTACCTGCTGATCGACGAGGCCGACCTGTTCTTCCGCGATGAGGCCCGCAACGGCTATCCCCAGCTCAGCGCCTTGCGCGCGCTCAGCGAGGAGGGCCGTTGCTGGTTCATGCTGGCTGGATTCTGGGATCTCTATGCGGCCGCGTTGCTCGACTACCAGTCGCCGCTGCGCAACTTCGGCGACATCCTGGCCATCGGTGGCCTGGAGCCATCCGCCTGCCAGGCACTGGCCACCGAGCCGCTGCGCAGGCTGCGCGTGGGCTACGCCAACGACGCGCTGGCCGAACGCCTGATCGAGGCCAGCGGCAGGCGGGCCAATCTGGTTGCCATCCTCTGCCAGGAATGCCTGCAAGCCCTGGGGCCCGACGAACGCGTGATCGAAGAGCGCCACCTGCGCCAGGCGCTGGAATCCCAGCCCGTACAGGATGCGCTGGTCGGCTGGGGCCGCCTTAGCACCGACGAACAGGCCTGCCGCCTGGACCGCATCGCCGTCTATCACACGGCCCAGCAAGGTCACACCAGCCTGACCGCGCTCGACGCCCTGGTCCAGGCCCACGGCGCAACCGGCCAGGCCCAGGCCTTGCGCCGATCCCTGGCCCGCCTGCAACTGGCCTACGTCCTGCGCCGCGATGAAACCCACGGCGTGCACGACGCACGCTACGTCTTCACCATCCCGCTGCTGCAACGCCAATTCGAACCGCAGGAGACGGAGTTGTTGTTGAGGCAGGAACTGGAGAGCCTGGGAAGAGGGTTGAACAGCTGAAAAAAAAGAGGCGGAAGACAGGCAGGCCTGGTGCAGGAAGAGTGCCTTACCTGGGTTTGGACAGTGTTAATCGCAACTGTGATTTAACATAATATACAGACCACCCGGGCCGCAGCGGTCCCGACGGCGCCTAGGGTGAGGGCGCCGCCGACCAGGAACTTGCGCACCATGCGCGACTTGCAGGCGCTCTCGCGCTCGCTTTCTAGCGCAGCTATCACCATCCACTTTTGAGCGTCCTCGCCCATTTCTTCGGCCAGGGCTCCGGCTATCGCAGGGCTCAGATGCTCGCGCACCTTGGCCGTCGCCAGCGTGGTGCGCGCAAGGTTTAGCCGCTGAGTCCAGTACGGTGCGGGGTGCTGTTTGAGGGCCTGTTCCAGCAGTTCTATCGTCGTGTCCATGTGTTCTCCTGTGGCTTGTTGACTACAGATTGCAGTCATTATCTCGATCTCTTGACTGCAATGTGCAGTCACCGCCATAGTCCAGCCCTGTGACTGCATGTTGCAGTCATTTACAGGAGCTCGCATGATTCAAATCTCGGTGAAGTCGACCGATGTCCGCAACCAGCGCGGCAACGCAAAGGCCTCAGGCAAGCCTTATGACCTGAACTTCCAGACCGTCTACGTGCACACGTTTGACCGGAACGGCAAGCCCAACCCCTACCCGGAAAAGACCGAAATCATCCTCGAGAAAAACGAGGAGGGCGCCGCTCTGTACTACCCGGTCGGGGAATACACGCTCGATCCTCGCTCGTTCTATGTGACGCGCAATGGCGATCTGGCGCTCCAGCCCCGGCTGGTCAAGATGACCCCCAAGGCGCAGGCCGCTGGTTGAGGGGGTGACCATGGACAACGCTGCACGCGAAGCCATGGCAGAAGGGGCGCTCCTGGCGCTCCTTTTTTGCTTCAACTCGCACCAGTCCGCTGCAAAGGCGGATCGCGTCACGGTCTCGCTGACCATTGGTGATGACGGTGTGGTCTACACGGATGCCAGCTATTGGGCTGGGGACGTGCCGCTGGGCGGGCAGGGCTTCTGATGACCGCCGCTGTGCGCCTGCTGCCTGTGTATCGCGCCGATGGTCCCAGCGACATGGCGCGGCACCTGTTCGCGCTCAAGCAAGGGCTGCTCGATCTGGAATTCATCGAGTGCGCTCGGCGGCTGCCTCCGGACTTTGATCGGCGGGTCTATGACCTGCATTGGCGCCTGCGCGCCTGGGCGGCTTTCATCATTGAAGTCGGGTGCACGGCATGAGTGAATTCCGCTTCAACGAAGACGCGCGCCCGGCCTTCCAGCCATGGCAGCAGTCCGCCCGTATGGGTGGGGTGATTGAGGCTTGGCGCGCCCGTTCTGCGGCCTCTGGGCAGGCCATGGCCGACGCGCAGGGCGAGAAGGCGCGAAGCGCCGGGCTTGTCTCACTATCAACAACTTGCAAGGGTGTTTCGGTAGTCGATTTCTTCACTGAAAACACCATTGAAATCGACCACCAAAAAACCCGCCTGACGCGCATGCGCAAGGCGCTGGGCGTGTCGGCCAAGTGCCTGCACAACCAGGGTCCAAAAAATCAGCGTGTCTGGATGCTCACGCTGACCTACGCGGGCACAAATCGCGATTGGCGCCCGGAGCACATCAGCCGGTTTCTCGATGGTCTGCGCAAGTGGCACTACAGCCGCACGGGTGAGAAAAAAGTGCGCTACGCATGGGTCGCTGAGCTCCAGCGACGCGGCGTGATCCATTACCACGTAGTCGTTTGGCTGGATGCCGGTTTGACCCCCCCGAAGCCTGACCGCGCATGGCGTGCGCGTGGCGTCTGGCAAGCGCCCATGTGGGGGCATGGCATGTCCAACCGCGTCGAGGCCTATGCGCCGGTCGCGTACTTGATGAAGTACGCAACGAAAGACGTTTCAAAGATTCAAGGGGGGTTCCCGCATGGGGCACGAATTCATGGGGCAGGGGGCCTGGATGAGTCTGGCCGTGGTTGCCGTCGCTGGGTTCTTTGGCCTGCGTATGTGCAGGGCAATGCTGCGATCACAGACCGCTTCAGACCTGCAAAGGGAGGCGGCTACGTCAATGCTGAGACAGGCGAGCTTCTCTTGCCTGAGTTCGCGCCAACAGGCGGCGGTTTTTCGCGCTTTGTGCGCATCAGACATACCCCGCGGCGAATCGAAGCGCACGGGCCATTCATGTGGATCGGCGGCGCGGGTGCGGAGGGGCCCCGCTTGCGGGGAGGCACCGCACCTGCGCCGTGAACTACGTCATTCGACTGTTTAACCAACTTGGAGGCTTTTTTATGAGTTCCTACGTTTGCTACGGCTGCGGGTCCTTTTTTGACACCGAGCAGGAGGAGGGTTCCGACGAAGTTGCTTGTACGGAGTGCGGCTCCATCGATACGGACTCCCAGGATGACTACGAAGACTTCGTAGGCGGCTGATGTCTGGCTATTTCATCTGTACACAGCCCGAAATGCCCTGCCAGCCGGTGCATCAGGTCGCGGTAACAGAGGTCGCGGTGCAGGACCTCGCGGCCCTGGGCGTGACTCCCCAAAGCATCTCCACTGCCGTTGGCCTGGGCTTCGGGGTTGTGTTCGCGCTGGCGATGCTGGGTTTCGTTCCCGGTGTCGTTATGCGACTGATCCGGCGCCTGTGAGATTGCACCCCAGAGCCCTGCGGCTCTGCGGTGCAAGTTCGCACCTTTTCACATCATCTTTTCAAGGAAAAACCATGTTCGCAAACACTCGCAATCTCGCTCGCAAGTACGGCTCCAAGGCTGCTGCCGCTGGTATGGCCATGGCCGTGTCCGCATCGCACGCCGCAGGTATTGATGACCTGTTCGATTCCGTCGATGTGAGCGGTATCGCCACCAAGGTCACGGCCCTGGCAGTCGTGATCGTCGGCATCGCCCTGGTCATGAAGGGTCCCTCCGTGGTCAAGCGCATCATCGCCAAAATCTAACAGGCGTTAGTCATGTTGGTCGTCGCCCTGGTCGTCGCTGTTCACGCTGCTTTTGCGCTGATCGGCGCGATTGGGGCGATTTGCTTTTTCATGCTTGCGCGGATTTGAGGCAGATAATGATTAAATTAATACGCATTATTTTCGCGCTGTTATCACTATTAACGATATTGCCCTCAGCCCATGCCGCAAAAATGGAGTATGGCACGGCGATTAACGGCCCATGGTTTCCCACTTTCGAGGCCGCATGTGCATCACGCAATGGCGTTATTGTTAATGGTAGATGCATGCGCTCTGCGACCAGCTCTGTCGAATACCCAATCTTCACGCGTCCCGCGCCTGATCCTGTTTGCAAAGAGGATGAGGTACTAAAAGATGGCCAATGCCGTCCTAAAAACCCCTGCGGATCGGGGCAGCACGAGGAGGGTGGCGCATGCGTGCCGGATCAATGCAAGCCGGGCGAAATACGGGTGGCTGGTTTCTGTGTGCCTGATCCTGACAAACCCAAAGAGCCCGAGGAACCTGAGGATGACCCAAAGCAATGCAAAGCGGGCAAGGATACGACCATTGCTGATCGTCCTGGCACTGCGGTTGACGCGCTTTGCATGGGTGGTTGTGTAGTTAACGTTAAAACAAGCGTCGGATATGTGAATTCAGCCGGCGAAAAAATGTGGGGCGGTACTGGTCAGCAGTCTGGCGCCAAGTGCGACGGGAGTAGCGGCACCGGTAGTGGTACAGGTGGTGGCAACGATGGCGGTGGCACGGGTGGCGGCACAGGTGGTGGCACAGGCGGAGGCACAGGTGGGGGCACAGGCGGAGGCACAGGCGGAGGCACAGGCGGTGGCACAGGTGGGGGCACAGGCGGAGGCACAGGCGGTGGCACTGGTGGAGACACAGGCGGTGGCACTGGAGGCGGTACGGGAGGCGGCACAGGCGGTGGCACAGGCGGTGGCACTGGCGGTGGCACTGGTGGTGGCACTGGAGGCGGTACAGGAGGTGGTGTAGATACAGGTGGCGGCACTGGGGGCGGTACTGGCGGTGATGGAGATTGCAAGGGAGATGACTGCGATAACGGCACTGGCCCGGCGATACCCGGAGTTGGTTCGATGCCTGATCAGCCTACTCTATATAAGCCCAAATATCCTAACGGGCCTAAATCGGTATGGGACGGCAAGATTCAGGATATAAAGAAGGCTCCTGTATTTAATCTTGTTAATGATCTTATGCCCAGGGTCAATGACGGCGGGTTTTGCCCTAGTTTTATGCTTGACCTTGATTTTGGATCAAGCACCGGCTCTATCGGATCATTTGGATCATATGACGTTGCGCCGCCCTGCTGGTTATGGGGAGTTCTCCGCGCAATAACAATACTATCTGCGTTCTTGCTTGCACGTCGGTTGATATTTGGGGGTTAATATGGAGTGGCTTAAAGAAACCATTGCAAAGGTTGTTGCGCTATTTACAGATACCGTTACTGCTGTAATCAAGTGGATTGCAAAACTATTTGAGAACATCTTTAAAGCTATATGGGATGTCCTCACAGATATTGTTTGCTGGATACTCGATAAATTAATGGATATCGTTGTTGCTGCAGCGAATGCATTGGATGTGAGCGGCTTGATGGGGTTTTCAGTGGGATCTGATCTGCCATCAGAAATCATCAACGTCATGCAGTTGTGCGGTGTCGGTACTGCAATTGGCATCATTACAGCAGCCATCGGCATTAGGCTGGTGCTCCAGCTCATTCCATTCACAAGGCTGGGCTCATGAGCATAAACGGACTTGAGGGCATTCCTGGCTCTGGCAAGAGCTATGAAGCTGTGGCGTATCACGTCCTGCCTGCATTGCGCTCCGGGCGGAAGGTCATTACTAATCTGCCATTGATCATTGAGGCCTTTTTAGCGATTGATCCTTCATGGCGCGATTTGATTGAAATCCGCACAAGACCCGCTCCAAGGATTGGCGATTGGGATGCGTCGAATATCGTAGAACGTGAAGCGTTTCAGCTTTGGATTGATCGGGAGCCGCAACCACAACCGGATCACATCAGCCCGTTCGGAACTGTATGGGACTTCTACAGTACGTGGCGCAACGATAAAGGCCAAGGCCCGCTGTATGTGATTGATGAGTGTCATGTGCCGTTGCCAAAGGCTGAAAGAGGCTCGCCGGGAACCCCTGCCGAAGTCGTGCAGTGGTTTAAGTTGCACCGGCATTTCAACTCTGATGTTCTGCTGATGACTCAGCGATTTAGGGACATGGATCAGGCTATAGCAGGGATCATTGCCACAATGATCAAGTGCCGCAAAGCCGACATCATTGGCAATGAAAAAGAATACATCCGCAAGGTTCATGCGGGCTATCGGGGTGCCGAAATTCAGCGGAATATCCGCAAGTATGAGGACAAGTACTTTGGCCTCTACAAGAGCAATACACAGTCCAATGGCAGCGCCGAAACAGGATTGCAGGACGTCTCGCCCATGATCGTGAAGCTGAGGCGCTTTACGTGGGTCTTTTGGGCCTTTGCCATCGCATTCTTGGTCTATGCGTTCTGGCCCCAGGACGACACCAGCGTATGGGGCCACAAGACCGTCCCTGCAGCCAAAAAATCCCCCCAGTTACAGCGACCTGGTACCGCTGCGCCTGTGCAGGTTCAGCATCCCCCGGTCGCTGTTACAGCGGACCAGGACCCCGCTCAGGCCCCGCATCAGCCGGCAGGCGCGCCTGCTGCCCCAACTGCACCCGAGGTCAAAGACCCGCTGTTTGGCAAGCTGCTGCACATGACTGGCGACCTAAGTAAGCAGGGCAGGGTACAGATCACATTCGTTGTCAGCAGCGAGGGGCGCCGCGTGTTTGATGTCACGTCAGACGACTTGGTGCAGGCTGGTTACAAGGTCCACCGACTGGCCCATTGCATGGCGACGGTCACCTATCAAAGCGTGGTGCGGCCGGTCACTTGTGATGCTCCGTACACGGCCAGCGGAAGGGGGGATAAGCCGGTGGTTATCGACACCGCCACCGGCGCCCGCAGCGACAGACCCACACCCGGATTTGTGCAGCAGCCAGCGCCGCAGATTGTGGCCCAGCAGGAGCCGCAGCACGATGGCTACAGCCCTGCACTCGTGCGCCGCAATGCTCAGGTGCGCTCAACGCTGATGGACAGATGA